CGAACCGCTTCCAGCCTGCCAACTTTGCGTTTGTGCTGGACCCCGAGTACATCAGCGTCGCCTATCTCCGTCCGTTCCAGACCTTCGACATCGCCAAGACCGGCGACTTCGACAAGAAGGAAATGGTTGTCGAGTACGGTCTCCGCATGAAGTCTGAAAAGGCGAATGCGGTGATTGCTAACCTCATTCCTTCCTGACAATAAATGGAGCCGGGTTAACCCCCGGCTCCTACCTCTTTGGGAGAGACTGATGGCTGAAAACTTTGCGCCTGGATCATTCGATCTAGCTTATGATTCGCTCACTGGCACACGCCAGCAGATGCACTTCACGACAGACAACAAGATCGTCCTTGAGACCACTGTTGAGATTGACGAGATTGCCGAGAGAAACAAGGCGATCCGCAACGACATCAGCCGGACTGAAAAACTCCCAGACGGGATGGTTAAGGTCGCATCAATTCCAATGGTCCTCTATATGGATCTGAAGCAACGTGGTATCCTTGGCGACAAGGCCGCTCTGCGGAAATGGCTCGCATCTGACGAGGCGACGCCATATCGGACGCACTGGATCAAAAGCTAATGGGCACGATCACAAACTATGCCACATTGCAGTCAACGATTGCGGATTACCTCAATCGGACTGATCTGACGTCTCAAATCCAGACGTTCATTCAGTTCGTAGAGGCTGATCTCAACAGTCGCCTGCGTTGCCGTGAGATGATTGTCAACGCGACGGCCTCTGGAGATGGTTCGTTTGTGGCGCTTCCTCCTGATTGGCTTGAAGCCATCAACATGATGATTGTTGGAGGGCAAAGCCCCCTGCGCTACATCACGCCGGATGAAGCTGACATCGTCAATAAGGCTCAGGTCTACACCAGCACCAGGTTCTACTCGATGACCACTGGCATCATCGAGCTGGTTCCCCCGTCTGCTGACGAATTGACGATTGATATGGTGTACTATGGAAAAATTCCAGCGTTGTCGGTGACAAATACGACGAACTGGCTTTTGACCAAGGCTCCTGACGTCTATCTCTATGGCGCACTCAGCCATGCCGCTCCATTCCTGATGGATGACGCTCGAATGGGCACATTTGGGCAGATATATCTTGCCCGCGTTCAATCGTTGCAGGATGAATCACAGAAATCGCTGCATAGCGGATCGCCGCTGGTCGCAAGGCCGACGCGGGTCTACGGATAAGGAGCTACCATGTCCAAGTCGAATGCTTTTGAAAACTCTCTGCTCAAACTGATCTTCAACGCGACGGCGATCGCCAATCTGGCCGATAATGCGGCGTCATCCCCGCTGACCAATCACTATGTGTCGCTCCACACGGCTGATCCTGGCGAGGCTGGCGACCAGTCTACCAGCGAGGCGACGTATACGGGCTACGCTCGCGTGGCTGTTCTCCGCACGACTGGCGGCTGGACTGTCACGGCTAACAGCGTCTCGCCAGTCGCCAACATCGACTTCGCCAACTGTACTGGCGGCACGAACACGATCACCTACTTTGGCGTTGGCACGGCATCGACTGGCGCAGGCGTTCTCTATTACAGCGGCACGGTTAGCCCGAGCATTTCTGTCAGCTCTGGCGTGACGCCTCGCCTGACGACTGCCTCCACCATCACTGAGGACTAAAGCCAATGGCTTTTATTACAGCAGATCGTGTTCGAGACACATCGAGCACGGCTGGCTCTGGCGCGTTTTCCGTATCAGGAACTGCGCCAACCGGCTATCGGACGTTTTCTGCTGCTTTGTCCGTCAGCGACACTTTTTATTACTGCATCCAGCACCAAACACTCGACGAGTGGGAAGTCGGACTAGGAACATACACGTCCGCAAATACGTTCAGCCGAACGACCGTCTATTCATCATCAAATGCTGGATCGACCGTTACGTTCTCTGCTGGAACTAAAGACGTATTTATCACGATGGCGGCGGCTAGGTCTCCGCAGTTGAATGCGTCTGGTAATGTGACAGCATTAGGGACACCTGTTTCAGCGACACTGACAAATGCCACTGGCTTGCCACTTACCACAGGCGTGACAGGTGTTCTGCCGTTTGCTAATGGCGGCAACCTGTCATGGCAGTCCGTTCAGACCGGCAACTTCACGGCTGTGGCGGGAAATGCGTATCCTGTTAACACCACATCTGGTGCGGTGACGGTCACGCTTCCTGCTAGTCCATCTGCTGGGCAAAGTGTTATTCTGACTGATTATGCTGGAACATGGGGGACAAACCCAATTGGAATTAATCCTAATGGCAACAAGCTAAATAGCTCAACATTAACAACTTATCCGGCAACAAACCGGGAATCTCTTTCTCTTGTTTACATTGATACAACTCAAGGGTGGATCATATATTCTGGATTTAATGATTCAATTCCAACCAGTACTTTTTCAGTATCATACCTTGTTTTGGCTGGAGGTGCTGGTGGAGGTGTCGGCGGCGGCGGCGCTGGCGGTCTTTTAACCGGAACCACAACGCTAACAACTGGGACAAGTTACTCTATTGTAGTTGGCGGAGGGGGAGCAGGAGCATCAGCCGTAAGTACTCGTGGCACTAACGGAAGTGTGTCATCATTTAATGCGATTGCCCCTATTGGCGGCGGCGGTGGCGGATCAGTATCAACAACCACTACTACAATTAACGGCGCAAGTGGTGGTTCTGGTGGTGGTGGCGGTTATCAGTCAGTTTCGCCTTTTACGGCGGGAACTGGGGGGAGCGGAACATCTGGACAAGGTTTTGCAGGGGGTGCGGCAAATTCTGGATTAACTGGTTTTGGCGGCGGTGGCGGGGCCAGCGCAGTTGGGGGTGGAACTCCCGCTGCAAGTACTGGCGCAAATGGGGGTGCGGGTGCATCTTCTTCTATTACTGGGTCGGCGGTTACTTATGCCGGTGGCGGCGGCGGCATGGGCCAAAATACAGGTGGAACTGGCGGTTCCGGTGGCGGCGGGAATGGTGCAAGAGCTAACGCTACACAAATTCAACCGACTGCCGGAACTGCCAATTTTGGCGGCGGCGGCGGCGGCGGATCTCCCGCTTCATCGCCTGCAATATCTGGCGCGCAGGGCGGTTCCGGCGTTGTCATTATATCTTTGCCAACGTCATTCTATACTGGCACTACAACCGGATCGCCTACTGTTACAACTAGCGGTTCAAACACAATCCTCACCTTCACGGCATCAGGGAGCTATACGGCATGAGCCATTTTGCTAAAGTTCTTGATGGCAAGGTCATCCAAGTCATTGTTGCTGAACCGGAGTTCTTCGACACGTTTGTCGATAGCTCGCCCGGTCAGTGGATACAGACCAGCTACAACACCCGTGGCGGGGTCCATTATGGGCCGGATGGTGAGCCAGATGGTGGCGACGCTCTGCGGGGCAACTATGCTGGCATCGGCTATACCTATGACCATGCCAATGACGTTTTCTATTCGCCGCAGCCCTATGCGTCATGGACATTGAGCCAAACGACGTGGCTGTGGGAGCCGCCGATTGCGTATCCTGATGACGGAAAACTGTATCAGTGGGATGAAGCTCAGGGCAACTGGACCTTGATTGAGGGGCAGGAATAACTATGGACACGCAGAACCTATTCAATCTTGTCGCCGGTTCAGCCATAGGGATTGGAGGATGGTTTGCGCGTCAATTATGGGACTCGGTTCAGGTATTGAAGGACGATGTTCATCGGATCGAAGTCGATATGCCAAAAACCTACGTCATGAAGGAAGACCTAGACAAGCGCATGGATCACATTGAATACATGTTTCAGCGCATCTACGACAAGCTTGATGGCAAGGCGGACAAATAATGGACCCGATTACGATCCTTGCAATCGCCAAGGGAAGCTATGAAGCCATCAAGGGCGGCATCGCCGTTGGCAAAGAGCTTCAGGGGATGGCGAAGGATTTAGGGTCTCTGTTTGATAGCGTCGCCCACATCACGCGTATCGCCGCAGAACCTCCAAAGGCCAGTTTGCTATCTGGCAAGACTGCCGAACAGATGGCGATGGAAGCTTATGCCGCAAAGGCCGAAGCCGATCAGATGATGGCTGATCTCAAGAACCATTTTATCAGCGAGTTTGGGCTTGCTGCATGGGATGAGGTTGTTGCCGCTACAACTCGAATCAAGAAAGAAATCAAAGCTGCGGAAGTCAAGGCCGCTAACGAAAGGGCTGAGATGATGGATGACATTGCTACCTGGAGCGTCGGCGTCATCCTGTTCGCTACAGTTCTTGCCATCCTCGCGCTGCTATCAATCGCAATCTTCCATTGAGGTGATTACATGGGCTTGCTTGATCAATTCGGGCCGCTGCTTGGGCAAGTAGCACCTACCATCGCAACAGCCCTAGGAGGTCCGCTGGCTGGCATTGCGGTCAAGACCATATCCAACGTGCTGCTGGGTCATGAAAA